CGACGCAAACTGGCAGACCTGGAAGTGCCCATCGTGATGCCTCAGATTGAGAGCGCGGTGGCCTACCAAACTGGTGTCTATCTCACCAGCTATCCAATCTTTGGAGTGGTTGCGTCTCCTAAGAACCAAGATGCAGCTCTGCAGTTTGAGACTGTGATTGGGAACCACAGCATTCGGTATGGTTGGGCGCAAGAACTGATCAAGGCATTCCGCAACGGCTTCAAATACAACTTTGGTCCTGTTGCCTGCCTGTGGCGCCGTCAAAATGCAGCAACCATTACAACTTCCACAGATGCGGCCACTGCGGGACTAGGGCAGCTGCAGCAGATGATGCAGGAAGGCAATGTCCTCCGCACTCTCGATCCCTATAATTGCTTTATGGACATGTCTGTGCTCCCCAGCAGGCACCATGAGGACGGAACTGCCTTTGGATGGAATGAGCTCCACAATCGCATGCAGTTCAAGCGCTTTGTTGGAACTCTGGACCCCACTAAGACAACCTCGCTGCGTGAAGCTTTTGAGAGCAGCTTTGAGGTGCAGGGTGGAGACGCAGGCAGCGCCACCAACTACTATAGCCCCACAATCAATCGCGCATTCAATGTCAGTTCTCTAGTGACTGGCACTAACTGGCTGCAGTACGTTGGTCTTGCAAACAGCACCTCAGCTGCAAATCGCATCAACTATCGTGATCGTTACCTAGTCACTCATTTCATTTGCCGTGCTCTCCCCAGTGACTTCGGGCGCCAGGGCAACACCCCTGCAATCTTCTACGGCATCATCGTGAATTGGAAGCATGTGGTCTATGTGGAGCAGCTAGTCTCTCCCAACGATCATCTTCCTGTCTTTATTATGCAGCCGAATGATGATGGCTTGGGATACCAGACTCAATCCATGTTGGATACAGCACTCCCATTCCAGGATATGAGCAGTGCGCTATGGAATATCACCTTGGAATCGCAACGTCGGGCAGTCTTCGATCGATTGATCTTCAATGAACGCTACATCAACAAGGCAGACATTGATCCTGCTAGTTCTGTGGCTCGCATTCCATTGCGTAACGCCAGCCAGTTCAAGGGCGAAGATATCGGGAAGGCTGTCTATCAGATCCCATATCGAAATGATGGCGCCAATCTGAACCTGCAGCTCTCGGAGATGGTGTCTCAGATGGCTGATGTTGCCAGTGGCCAGAACAAAGTTGATCGGGGCCAGTTCCAGAAGGGCAACAAGACCAAGACAGAGTTTGAGACTACTATGGCCAACAGCAATGGCCGTCAGCAGTTGGTGTCTATGAGCATTGAAGGTCAATTCATGACTCCGCTCAAAGAAACCATCAAGCATAATCTCCTGCTAAATCAAGCAGCTGGCACCTTCATGAATCGGGACCAGCAAGCCGAGGTGGAGGTCGATCCTGTCAAGATGCGCAGTTCCATCCTGGAGTTCAAGATCACTGATGGAATCCTGCCTGCAGACAAGCTGCTCAACATGGAGCTGATGAGTGTCTTCCTGCAGACAGCTCAAGCCATGCCAACTGTGATGACTGAGTATGACATTATGGGCATGTTCTTGTACTGGGCCAAGTTGAAGGGAGCCTACTGGCTGAAAGACTTCAAACGCAATCCTGAGCAGCAACAGCAGTTCTTGCAAACCTTCCAACAAACCTCGATGGCACAAAATGCGACCCCTCCTGAGCAACAAGTTCCAGCAGTTTGAATTCACCGCACAAGAAGAGGAGCAGGCTAATCAAGTCTCTCCCCTTTTCTATGCCTATCTGCAAAACAAGATCGCCAGCTATGCGTGTGCAGTAGTTGAATGGTCCGCAGAAGGAAAAGATCTAACAGCAGCAACCATCAGGCACGAGCGTCTGAAGGCTCAAGTCGAAGTGCTTGAGGAGCTGCTGTCCGAAATTCAGTGTCCAGCTGAATACCAAGAGCGCTAAGGCGCTTCCAACCGTTAGTCACTTCTTTCCCTCTACTTTCCTAGGAGCACCAAATGGGCTTTCTCTCTGGCATCTTCGGCAATCAGCAGCAGCCGCAACAGGCTCAGCAATCTCAGAATCCTTCGCAGCAACGGCCTCAGCAGCCGCAAGCAGCACAGGGTAGTGGCGGTCCAGCTCAAGTGCAGCAGCAGACTGGGCAGCCTGCAAACTCCCAGCTGCAGAATGGTGGTCAGCAGAATCCGCTGGACAACTTCATGAATCTGTTGACTCCCAAGCAGGGCGCAGATCAGAAGCAGCAACCGCAGAGCGATTCTATCTTTGGCAACGTTCCGCAGGATCAGATTCAGCAGCAGATCAAGAGCGCTAACTTCACCAATGGAATCGATCAAGCCAAGGTGCAGGCAGCTCTCAGCGGAGATTCCAACGCGTTCATGGAAGTGCTGAACGGAGTTGCTCAGCAGGCCTTTGCTGCTAGTTTCCAAGCTAGCCAGGGCATGGTGGAGCATGGGGTGAAAGCTGGCAGGACTCAGATCGAAGGCAATCTGGATTCCCACTTCAAGAACTACATGCTCAAGCAGCAAACTCCTAGCAGTGATAACCCTGCGCTGCAGCATCCAGTTGGCAAGGCGTTTTTGCAGTCAATCTCCCAGCAGATTGCAAACGCGAATCCTTCCATGTCTCCTGCTGAAGTTGCAAAGGCAGCTGAACAGAATTTCACCGAGTTCGCCAAGATGCTTGCTCCCCAGCAGCAACAATCTTCCAACCAGCAATCCCAACAGTCACCTGACTGGACTTCCTATCTTCAGTAAGTCCTCTAAGTTTTTAGCTTTTCAATTCACGGAGCCTCAAAATGGCAACTGGTCTGATTTCTTCCGCGAACCTGCCGACCGATCTGGCGGCAAAATCGTTCGCAGCCATGATCACTCGGCTGATGCCGAATGGCAATGCGCCCCTCTTCGCTCTCACTTCCTTGCTGAAGGATGAGACAGCCAATGGGCTGGAGCATGGTTACTACACCAAAACCATGATCTTCCCCAGCTTGCAGATCAACAATGGCGCTGGCTACACTACTGGTGACACCAGCTTCACGGTCGATGCCTACAGCGATGTGGTTGCAGGTGATATGTTCCGCAATGACCGCACTTCTGAAGTGTACATTGTGAACACCACTCCCAGCACTACATCTGTCACTGTGACTCGCGCTGTTGGCACGACTGCAGCTGCAGCTCTGCTTGACAATGATGTGCTCTACCACATTGGCAACGCCTTTGAACAAGGCTCGCTGCGTCCGCAAGCTGTTGCGCTGGTTGCAACTCGCTATGTCAATTACACGCAGATCTTCCGCAATAGCTGGGCAGTCACTAAGACTCTGGCTGCTCTGCCGCTGATCGCAGGTGATGGTGCTGTTGCTGAGTCCAAGCGGGACTGTGCTGCGTTCCATGCGCTGGCCATTGAGAAGGCGCTGTTCTTCGGTCAGAAGTTCCAGGGCACTCGCAACAGTATGCCCTTCCAAACCATGGAAGGTCTTATTACTCGCGTGACCACGGCTGCTAGCGGCAACATCACCACTCTGGGCTCCACTACTAACTGGACTCAGCTGGAAGCTGCACTGGATCCGACGCTGGCTGTGCAGACTGACGCCACCAGTGGCAATATCCGCACCATGTTCGTGGGAGGTGTGGCTCGTCGTGTGATTCACAATATTGCACGTCTGAACTCCACTTACCAGATCACTGGCGTGGAGACCAGCTGGGGCATGCAGATCGATACGATCAAGACTCCCCGTGGCACGTTTGAGATGATTGAGCATCCGCTGTTCAATGCCTACGGCAATAGCAGCACCTGGGGCAAGATGGCTGTTGTTGTGGATCTGAATGCTTTCGCGATTGCGTATCTGCGCCGCACGGAAGAGAAGAACTACAATGACTCCGGCACTCCGGTTGATAGCGGCATTGATGCTCAAGGTGGCACGCTGACTACGGAACTGACCTGTCTGATCAAGAATCCGGCTGCGTTCGGGATTCTGTACAACTTCACTGCAGCTGCTGCTGGCTAAGAGTTCTCCTCGGTGTGGGACTTGGGGATGGGGCTACGGCTCCATCCTCTTTTTTCGCATCTGCTCTCCACCAACTAACCTCCACACATCATGCTTACT